AGTCGTTCGTGTAGCCGAAGTCACCGTCGTGCTTCGCCATCCACGCCACTATAGCCACCCTCACGATCTGTGCGTGACTCAATGCTATTCAATCTCCTTTCGATCGATTCCAGCTTTTTCTCAAGCAACATGAGGCGCTCAAGTATTCCCGGGCGCCTATCAGTGCCCGGACGCTCCTCCTCGCCCATCAAGTCGTCGATGAAGTGAAGAAAACGACGGGCCTTCGGTGTGAGCGCGGCGACCAACGGCAACACCACCGCCAGCGCCGTCCCCAGCCCCGTCAACACGGACTCAGTCATCACAGGCCTTTATACACCTCCTTGATAAATATGTTCCTTGTGGTCAGCTTGTCGAACCGCACTCTGCCTTTCTCGTAGCAGGCGCGGATATTCTTCAAATACGAGTCACGAGGTGTGAGCAGCCTCGTCGCCTCGTCCACCGTCGACGGCGCCAGCGTGAACCGGTTGGGGCTGCGCGGCAGCCCCTCCGTCACATACCACACCGCTAGGTCTCGCCCCAGCCACAGCGACAGCGGCCTGGACCCGCCGACGATCGACAGCGAATATGTCGCCGACGGCGGCTTCGCCTCCACCATCTCCACGCCGCCGTCTCGGAACGTCGAATCGATCATGTACCGGGCGTTCTCGTCATCTTGACGGCGGAGGAACGCGCCGAAGCGGGTCTTCGACACTTGCTGTGCGAACTCCTCCGAACGGTCAGTGTGCACCGCCCAGAAACGGTCCGCGCCCGGTTCCACTGTGAACTCGTCCGATGGTATGATCCCGTACTTGACATAGTATGGGTTCGTCAGAGAGAAGGCGTTCGCCAGGAAATACACCCGGACGCGGTCATCCCATCGGTCCACCGTCGAATACAGGCCTTCGAAGATCGACGCCTCGTCCGGCAGGTAGTGGGTGGCGCCCTTCTCAAGGATGAACTCATCGAAGATGATGTGCTTCACCTTCTTGAGGGATACCGATTTGAGCATCTGCGCCGCCGACAGGTACACGACCTGCCCGATGGGCTGTGCGCCCTTGCCGGACCCTATATAGGCGATTTTGCCCTTCACCGACAGGTCGACGCCCGGGAACTCCCAGCGGATGTCGTCGAAGAACGTCTTGAACGTCGCCGCCTCACCCTTGAACCGCCGCAGATAGATGAACTCGTCGCCACTCTCGATCGCCTTCTTGATCACCCTTTTCTTGAATGCGTACGTCTTGCCTCTTCCGCGGGCGCCTGTTATGAACGCCCACGGCGTGTTATAGGACAGTATCCGCGACGGGTCGTAATAGGTGAGCTTCTTGTCAGTCGTTGATGTAGCGTTTGACACACCAGCCGATCCCCCTCGTGTCACGGATGAACTTACTTAAACTGTTCTTGTGCGGCCCTGGAACAGTCCCGTTCAGGCCACCCCCATGCCCCCACGTCAAATCCCCGCCGGCGTACATCTCCACATGGTCTACGCCGGCACGCCCGGAGCCCCAGTCGTAGAACACCAAATCCCCCGGTTTCATCAACGCCAACTGGGCTTGCGAGATAGACTTCGCCGTGTTCCAGTTGATCACGAACACGCCGTGCCCGTTGGCGCTTTGAGCGACCGTGTTACCGCCGATATCGATACCGCACACGTCCAAGTAGGCCCTTCGGCACGTCGACGAACAGTCCCCGACGCCGCTGTGGTCCGGGTCCAACCGCCCCGCACCGTTTGAGTACCTGAACTTGTTCTCACGGCTGGCCATCCAATAGACGAGCTTCTGCCTCGTCTCCGACGTGCCCGGAGCCAAAGAGCCACCTCCGCCCCCTGTGCCGGGGGCGCCGTTTTGCCCGCCCGGAGCGCTGTTGGTGGGCGGCGGAGTCCCCGCCCCGCCCGGTCCTGCCATGTACTGGCCCCAGCCGGTAGGGGCGCACACCACCTGTTTGCCGTCGGCCATGTGGGCGATCACCGTGTCACCCCACTTCTCCACACGAGACAGCACGCCGGCGCTGCTGCCTTGCTGTTGGGGAGCGTTGGTGTTGCCACCCGGATTGCCTCCGGAGCCGTCCCCGCCCGTCGGCGACGACGGGCCCGCCCCCGGAGGCCCGGGCAGGTCCACGCCAGAGCTATCCATCGCCTTGATGATGCCGTAAGCCGTGTTGTAGCGGTTCCTGTAGCGGCCTAGAACAGGTTCCGACAGGAGTGCCTGGTGCCAGCGGTCCAACGTCGCGCCGCCAATCTGGTTGGCGATGCGCAATGCACGCCGCGGGGACTGATGGTAGGCGACGAAGAACATGATCATCGACTGGGTGGCGCTGTCCGGGTCGATCCCACACTTACGCGCCACCTGCACGTAGGCCTCAAGATCCTCCGACATCTGCGCCTGCTGCACCTTGTATGCGGCCCTCAACACTGGCTTCACCTGGCCGTCCCAGTAGTTCGGCAGGTAATACGTCGCCCAATTTATCGAGTTGGCGTTCACCAGGTTTTGCAACTCGCCCGGCAGCTTCGCGAACTCGCCCGGCAGTTCTCTCTTGATTCGGGCCAAAAGCCCGTAGGCCCTCGGCCCGAACCATTGCCCTATCCCAATCGTTATCGGATCGGTGTGGTAGATACCGTCGTAGCGCATGTTGGATTCCACTGTCCCGATCGCTTTGATAGCGACAGCTTTGGCTTTAGCGTCCCATGCCACGGCGGTACCTACCTTTCCCTATGGGTGTGCGCTTAGAGGATGGACCAGGTGCCGGAGACCTGCACCCTGCCCGTGAAGCCTGTCCACGACTGAATATGCTGGTTGGCGTGCACCTGGGTGACGATCGGCGTCCGTCCGTCGGCGCCGCCCGTCGCCTGTAGGTTCACCGAGCACCGCGGCGCCGCCCACTCGGGGATCGTCCCCCAGTCGTGGCCGTCGCCGATCGCCGTCCCGCCCGAATCCACGATCCCCGACAGAGACACGATGCCGCCATTCAGGCGCAGCGTGAGTGGTGCGCCTGCGTCGTGGTTGAGGCCCGACAGCCCGACCCGGTAGTTGGTGGACACGGCCACAGGCTCGTTCCCGTATTGCAGGTAGTTTCCTGCCAGGGTGGCGAACCTCGTGTCCCCCGTGGAGTTCAGGTGGATTTCACCCTCCGTGAAATACTTCGAGTAACCCAAGCACCAAAACTCAGTGCTGACGTACTCCGCGCCGTAATTCCCGCACACCTCCTGCATCGTGCCAAGGCAGACCGCGAGGCCGTTCTTGCTCTTGAGCAGCGAGTGGAGGTTCGACCACGCCCACACCGCCGAAAACACGACGACGCGCGCATTCGGGAACGCCCGCTTAGCGTCGCTGATGAGGGAGACGAGGCCGTTGTAGACGTCGTTGTTCGCCATCGCGTCGTTGCCGCAGTCCGCGATGATCACATACTTGATGTCGCTGTTGCTGAAACTTCCGTCCGCGATCGCCCTGTTCAGCTGGACGGAGAAGTTGTTGGCGCCATTGACCATCCCCGTGCCGCCGACCGCGAAGTTATGCTCGGGAATGCTTAGAGCTCGGCACATGAGCGTCGGCCATTTGCCCTGCACCACGTTCGACGTGCCGACGATCACCGCGCCCGAATCCGGGCTGGCTGAGTTCTTGAGGATGTAGCGGGCATCCGACTGGGCCTTCGTGTAACGGTCGCTCACCTTCGTGAACAGGTCGTCATAGCACTTCGCCACCTGGCTGGCGGCATCCGCCTTCGCCCGGGACTCGGCCTCGCCGATCTTCTGGTCGATCTGTGCCACCACCTTGTGGTCGGCGTCCACCGTCGTCTCCGCCGCCTTGATACGCGTCTCGAACGAGTTGAACTTGGACGTGTCCTCTTGTGCGCGCACATCCAGTTTGCGCATGTCGCCATTGTAGTCGCCGCGCCACGTCGGCTTGTCGGTGTCGATGAACTGGGAAAGACCCAGAGCTTCGGTCTTATTCGTGCTAGCCATTTTCGTGCCTTCCTAATAGTAGTAGTCAGCGGGTAGCGTGGTCGGTCTTGTATTCGGGGTCCAGGTCCCACTGGCGAGCCGTCCAGTTCGCCTCGTCCAACGCCTGCGCCGTCGCCCCGATGTCGTCGGCGCCCTTCGCGAACCTAGCGTGTGTGCGCACATTGTCGTAGAGCACAGCCAGCACCTCCGAGACGGTCCGGTCCGTGCGGCCCCACACCGGGTCGTGGACAATCATGTCCTTCGCTCCGCGCTGCGCCAGGCGCCGGTAGAGTTCATCGATCGCCCGGGCGATCTTGTCGTCCGTCTCCTTGCGAAGCCTGGCTTCCAGTTCGACTAGGCGCTTGTCGACGTCGTTGGCCAACACCACGACCTTGTTGACCGTATCGATGATCCGCTTATAATTCTGGATCAGGTCCTCCAACACCTCTTGGTAGGTGTAGGCGTCCCGGTGTGCGAAAGGCGTAATATTCGTGAGCGGGCTGTTCTGCAAATCGAAGAACGGCACGTTCTCTATAGGCATCTAATAACCTCCTAGTCGTTAAAGCCAATAACCCCAGCCGAGCATCGGCCCAAGGCCCCAGTACGCGTCGCCGCCGACGTAGTTGTCGTTGGACGACCACAGCCCGAAGAACAAGTCATCGAGCTCGGCCAACACCATCTTGTCCACGTTGAGCAACGAGGCCCTGTACTCCACAAGCAACGACGCCGCCGACTGTGAACGACCCGTCGAATGCGACGTGGCATGCGTCGTCTCATCGCCATTCGCCTTCGAGGTGCTATTGTTACTGGTCTCGGACGCACCTTCAGTTCTCGCATCCGACTTGGTACCAGACACTGCATAGTCGCCCTGCTGGTTGATCGCCGTGTCCGGGTAGCGCATGTCCCGCGAGTCCGAATTGGATAGGCCCGACGCCCTGTTCTTCGTCGTCCCAGATCCCTCCGTCTCGGATTTAGACGAGTGCGTGCCGTCGGAGACGGACGAGACGTCCATTGTCGACAGCGGGTCGAACTTGATTCTCGTGGACTCATACAGCTGGTTGTAGTAGGGCATGATCGTCTCAAGCCGATGCCTCAGCTGGTGTGCGAACATGGCGGCCGTCTCATAGGCCGTCTCTCTGAACCAGTAGTGGTCTTTGATCAGTTTGTTCAGGCGGGGCCGGTAGGCCTCATCGAAGATCGGGTACGCATCTAAGCCGAGTTCGGCGTCGCTGTACCTGGCGCACACATCCCGGAGCTCGATCGTAAAGTCAGCCAATGAAACCCTCCCCGATTTCGTTGACGCCGCGCACCTGCTCCCGGCTGTGTCTCCAATGCACAGACACGTTCAGGCCGTATCGTTCGTTGATGCGGTCCGCGGCCTCCTGCCGGGCGCCAATAGCGACGCCGCGGAAGGCAGCCATCTGCCCCTGCAACGCCTCCACCTCGTCATCCACGAGCCGCTCTTTCTTATCCGGCGGGGCGCATTGAATGCCGAGCATGAGCATCGCCTCGTCCCAAATGTCTTTCTTAACCCGGATCGCGTCCGATATCGCATTCGAAGGCAGGCGGTTGTCCAGCGCTTGAACGGCGCCGGACACGTCCCCGCCCATCGCGTCCTTCACGGTGAACACGACCGGCTGGCCTTCGGCGATCTGACGGTAGAAGTTCTCGCCCGTAAGCTTTTGTTCCTGGCTGAGCGCGAGGATCGTCGGGTAACGCGACGTGAGCGCGTTCACCTGGACAGTGACGGCCGCCTCAGCCAGCTGTGCCGCATAGTAGTTGACGATCCACTGGTCGTTGACCCTGTTCCTGTTCACCCAAATCGGCACGCAGTCCTTGGAGGACACTTCACGGTTGATGTACCGGTTCCCAGTGACCCGGAACGTCTTCGGGTCGCCGTAGACGTCCACGTCGCCGGTGCCGGCGGCGTGCAGCGCGAAGAAGGCGTGCAGGCGGGGTTCTTCGAAGAAGACCGCCAGGCCGTGCCGGTGCAGCACACGTTCCAGGTAGCGCTCATTGACAGTATCGGGCAGGCCGTCCCAGACGAACCTGGACTCGGACAGGCCCCACAGCATGTTCTGATACATCAGGAACTCGCCGCCCCGGGCCGCCTTCGCCTGGTTGGCCCGGAACCGGCCCGCGTCCGCCTTAGACGGCTCAATACCGCCGCCGATCATATCGGCGTTCGTTAAGCCTTTCGTACTCGCCATTACAGCTGCACCACTTTCTTCGGTCCGTTGTCGAACAGATGCATCTCCGTTATCTCCTTGGGTTCGTCCCACACGGTGACGCCCTTCTCGAAGATCCCCCGGATCGTCTCGGCGTGCATCTGCGGCACGGATGGGGCGTCGATCCGGCAGTCCGCCAGCTTCCAATATGTGAAGTGGGACATGAGCGTCAGGTCGTAGGCGGCCATGTCGACGGTCCGGTTGCACCGGTATCCGTAGCGTGCGAAATGCTCGGCGACCGCTTGGATGGCGCCCCGGTGGGGCGACTTCAAGCGCACATCCACCATCCACCCGGTGGTGGCGAGCATGAACGCGTCGCCACCGACTTGACCGGAGATGGACGGCTGGACCATCCTCGTGTCCTGTATCTTCGCCTTCAATCCAGCCAGGGTGTTCGCATAATCGCCTTTGGCGACCATGTCTGCATATTCCTTGTTCGTGTCCCGGTTGTAGGCGGCTTGCGCATTCTGCAACCCGGTGAGCTTCGACGACAGGTTGTTGGTTATCGCCGTCGACTGGGAGGCGGTGGAGTTAGCCAAGTCGGTTTGTGCATCACGGGCGTTGGCGTCGATGTTGTAGTTCGAGTTGGCCATGTGAATACCCATACCGGTGCCGACCACACCCTTGATGGCGCCGCCGATATCGCCCGACAGCAGGGAGCCGACGGCGCCCATGCCGCCGGAGACACCCTGCTGGATCATGCTGTTCTGCGTGTGCCCCCACGCGGCGTCGTTGGTGATCGCCGTCGACTGGGTGCGGGCTGCGTTCGCCAGCGCCGTCTGCGCGCCCCTGGCAGTGTTGGAGGCCACCATGGACTGGCGGGCCGTCCCAATCGCATAGGAGGCCTGGTCGTAGGCGACCTGGTTGCCCTGCAACGCCTTCTGCTGCGACCAGTCCGCCGACTGGTAGGCGAAGGCTATACTGTGCGCCTGTGACGCCACGGCGTTCAGCCCCGAGTTATTGGGGATGGAGAACATCGGGAAGTTCGTGAAGAATAGGGAGCCGTCCAGGAACGAGTTCGACAGCGGGTTGCCGGTGGCGTTGTCTTCGGAGAGATAGTCGCGCAGCCACACCACGACCCGGGGCCCGGGGGGCGAGAAGTGCTGGAGACGGGACAGCGTGACTTTGCCGCCGTTCGGCAGGTACTCCGGGCGGACGGCCATCGACTGGCCCTGGTAGTTGGTGAGTTCGATGAACAGGTAGGGCGCAGTGGCGAGCTTCGTGTAGTTGCGCTGCCAGTCGGCGAGTCTCGCCTTATCGAGTAGTTCGAGGGCGCCGCCGGCGAAGAACGTCTGGTCGCGGCCCCACATGACGTCGCCCTCGTGGCCGGTCTTGCGGGAGCGGATGATCTTGATCGTGTTCGGGTCGACGCCCTGCCGGTATTTGTCGTGGACGTTGTCGGTGTTGTGGGATCCGACGATCCGGTCGAACATGTCGTCAGGCGTCGGCAGCACCATGATCATCTGGACACCTTGCGCGACCCACGGGAAGGGGGACATGGCGGTGGCGAAGGCCTCGAACGTGCCGATGTCGCGGACGAGGACGATGTCGCAGCCGTTGGGCAGGCCTTCGAATGCGGAGCCTTTCGCCGTCTTCAAGCTGGGGTTGGACTCCTCGCCCGGGTTGGAGGAGAAGTCGGTGGATGTGACAAGCATGACGCAGCACTGCGCCAGCGTGGCGACCGTGTAGCGTTCGCTGTAGCGCACCATGTAGTCGGATCCCAGATCGAGTCCCTCAGCCTCCCTGAGCACATCGTGCTGGCGGCCGCGCCACGTGGCGGCCACCGGCAGGTGGCCTTGGACGACGAAGGCATTGCGCAGTCGGACGTTACCGCAGTAGGTGGTCCACACGTCCAGCTGGACGGAGAGCATGGTGGCGTCGGGTGCGACCCGAACGACGTCTTGGACGAAGTAGTAGAAGACGGTCGGCTGCTCTTTATCGGGGTGCAGCTTGGATATCTTCGGGTTGACGACCCTGACGTAGTTGTATTTGACGCACACCGAGAAGGGTTCGTCGAGGACGACTTGGGATCCGTAGTCGATGGTCTGGGCGTTGCGCAGCGTCAGGTGGTGTGCGTCGGGGCGGTCGATGTAGTCGGAGCGGTGTGCGTAGTCCCGCCATTTGACGATGTCGCGGTAGGTGGAGTCCCATGCCACCTTGGTGAGCGTGACTTCGGCTCCTGCGGCCCATTCGCTAATGCTCGGCATGTTCACTCCCTACCTGTAGTCTGTTCGTTCGCTTACACGTGGAAGGGCGCTGGGGGAGGAAAGGAATGAAACCCAGCGCCCTTCCACTGGCCGCTAGCCGTTACTTGACGGTGACGACGTAGGGGCCGTAGGAGACTCCGTCGGCTCCTGTGACGGTGATGGTCACCTTGTAGGTGCCGTTCTCACCGTTGGCGGTTTCGATCGTGTAATTGAGCATCCGCCCATGCGGGAACGTGTTGTTCTGCACGTTGCCGATTAGCTCGTCCTTCTTAGCCCGCGTGACAGTGTATTCCTTGGTTTCAGGTGTGAACGACGCGCCAATCGCTCTTCCGAGCACGGTGAGACCCGTGATGGAAGACTTCAAGTCAGGCCACGACGGGACATCCGCGCCGGCCTGGACGGCGAAGGCACCTTCGGCGGTGACGCCGTCGCACGCCGCCTTGATCTTGACCGGACCCTTTTCGAGGCGCCCGACGTAGAGGATGCCAGTGTCGGAGATGGACGTGTGGTTGTCCGTGGACGAGGTGATCGTCCATTCGAGGGCCGGGTTGGCGCCGCCGCCTGTGACGGAATCCGGCCTGACCCGGTAGTTGCCGCCCTTCTCAAGCTGGGACGGCGTGCGGCCGTCCGCGTCGAGGCATTCGAGGGTGCCGATCGCGGTGACGGGCGGCAGGATTTCGATGACTTCGTCGTCGGCGCCGGTCCACAGCATGGCGGTGGGGGCGAAGCGGGAGCACGAAATCGTCTGGTGATGGTGGAAGAACACGTTGTAGGTGTTCGGGTCGGTGGGCACGTCGATGGACGTGGTTTCCATGATGTGGTCGTAGACCTGGAAGAAGTCCTTGTCCACGACTGCCGCCTGGAAGCCCTTCCCGGGGGCGGCGGACTGCGGGATTTCGATGACCCGGTACTGGACGTCGGCGCGGTCGATGTTGAATGCCCATGCGAGCGCCTCCACGTCCAGGGCCGCCTTGACGGCGGGCGTGGTGAGGAGGATCATGTCGTCGGGCGTGGAGTGGACGGGCATCCGCGCCGGGTTGTAGGCGGTGGACTTGAACCGCATCTCGCCGGCGATGGCGCGCAGCTTGCGGAGAAGCTCTTTGGCGTCGTCGGTGGTGGAGCGCGCGTGGGCCACGTCGGGGACGTGCGCATGATAGAAACCGCCGCGATCCTCATACTCGCGGAGCAGGTTAGCCATGAGCAGGAACTCGTCCACCTGGTCAGACTCGTAGGGGGCATTCAGCTGGCGGTCGATGAGCTCGGCGACGTCGCCGCCGTTGAGGAACGCGGACTGGATCAGCCGTTTCTCCACAGAGACCTTGTAGCGGTCGCGGCGGTTGCGCGTATGGAAGGCGGTTTCGACGCGGAAGTCTTCCCTGCCGAAGATCGCCTTGGCGTCGACGTCGTCGTTGGGATCGTAGGCGACGGCGTTGATAAGGCCGGTCTGTATCTCTTCGACGCCGTTTCCGAATTCGACCATGCCCTTCTTGAACTCGGCGAGCGGGTTGGACCACGACCGGTTCTTGGCGAAGACGGGGACGATCTGGTTGAGTAGCGACTGGCAGATGGGGTTCCACAGGTCGCGGTGCTGGCTGAGGTAGTTCAGGGTGCGATCGATGCCGGCCTGAGTCGGGGAGGGGATGCGCTTCTTGTACCCCATAGAGGCGGCGTTGATGGATACCTGAAGAAGCTGTTCGTTGGTTGTCCCGGGGCGCAGCCCCTTGGAAGCGGATGCCATTGTTCAGTAAGTCCTTTCGTCAGGCGAGGAGGTCTTCGATTTGAAGGTCTTCCGGCTCTATGTCATCGTCGATGACGTCGTCAGCGGCCTCGTCCAGGGCTTCTTCGGTGACGATGGCGCGCAGTTCTTTGCATTCATCGAGCGCCTGGACGGCCAGGGCGCGGACTTCGTCGATGAGCGCCGCCAGGTCGGCCTGTACGTCTTCCTCGGTCGCTTCCACGGGCGTCTGGTCCTCGGCGTCGGTATCGGTGGTCTGTTCGTCTGCCACTCGGTTCTCCTCACGTGTTGTGCAGCGGGGCTACCGCCGTCTTGGTCGAAGGGTTGTCAAATCCATCCGGGGCCGGCAGGTATCAGCCCGTGACGCCCGGCCGCGGTCTCCGCCACAACAGGATGGAGCCCCGCCTGAGACACAGTATATCACACTCAGGTTTCGGTAAGGTGGAAGGCATAAAGGAGGGCCCCGCTTTCCAGTCGGACGGCGGGGCCCTCAGCTATTCGGTTATCGAAGCGGCTAACAAGGGGCCAGGGCGAGGCGCCTTTCTCTGACTGCGTCTTTGTCGTTCGACATCACGGGTAACGCCGCGGCGCCGACGCGGATTTCCACCTCGGCATTCGGGTCACCCCTGTACACATCGGCGTCGGATTGGACCGACCACTCGCCGTGCGCCTTGACCGGCACATCGCCCGGATACACGGTCTGCCTGACGCGGTACGGCACATAAACGGGAATGAGGGAGTCGGGGCCAGGCACATAGGTCAGGGACGGGAGGTGGCTGTGCTCGTCCAGATCGCGGAGGGGGATGCGGTCCCATCGCCCCGCTTGCAGGAACGACGGCGCCCTGTAGCCAGCGAGATGCAGGTTCGCGTACTCTTCGACAGTCACAGTCTCGCCGTCCGTCGTCTCATACCGTTCGACGATGGCATAGCGGCGCAGTCCCAGATAGCGCACAGTGGCGTTGCGCTCGCGCAGCGTCCACTGTCCTAGGTCGTCGTCGCGGGCGCCGACAGGTACGCCGCCTAAGCGCACATCGGAAGGGTGAACGCCGATGAGATGGACGGAGTCCGTGTCATAGTAGACGACGTGCCCCTCGTAGCGCCGCAGCGCTTCGGCTAGGATAGCCCGGCCATAGGCGACGATGAACACTTGGTGGAGGAAGAGCGAGCCAGGCTCGTGATCCGTATACCCGACCGTTTCGACGTCGAAGCCGTAGCCGTCCCGGTAGACAGCCTTTTCTTTGCGCTTATAGTAGCGCATCGCCAAAGAGCCGAAGAAGGAGTTCATCTTCTTCTTATAGAACTCTTTGACGATGCTCTCGCTGTTCTTCTTGTCACGGTACCAGGCGTCCACACGTTCTTTGTAGAGGCCGGAGACAGAGTCGAAGACGATGGCGACCTGCACGTCGGCGTCTGCGACTTTAAGAGCATCACCGTACGTGTGGTACAGCGTCTCACTGTACGTGTGACGGTAGTCAACGCTGGTCACCCACTGTGACGTTCCGTCAGGCAGGGTGACGCTGGCGATCCAGAGACAGTCGTCGGGCAGGTCGCTCAACGTGTCAACCGCGTAGTCTCGGGCGCCGGACCCGGTGGGCAGAGGCATGCACGAAGCGATGGCGGGATAGAGGGAGGAGACGTCCCAGATATCAACGCCTTCCACGTCGCCCGCGTCGCGGAGAACGCCGCACAGACCACCGGTGCCGTCTAGTTGCTCGTTGAAGTCGGTGCCGAACAGGCTCGGATGTTCGCCCATCTCGTCTTTGACGTAATCGGCGAACTCGGCTTGGGCGATCACCATGGGGGCGAAGGCATCGATGACGCCCAAACGGGTGCCGTCGAGAATTCCGCACACCCACTCGGTTTCGTCATCCAGTCCGACGGGCGGCGTCAGAGGAGGGGCGGAGACGTAGTCGCGTAATGACCGCACAGTCGTCTTGTACCGGGCGCCCTTCACGTAGAGCCGAGCGGGGTACTTGAACGCCGTGAAGCCCGGCTTCGTCAGAGTGAGCTCGGCGTTCTCATCGCCGATGAGCCCCTCTAGGTGACAGACGGCGGCGATTCGGTAGACGACGGGCTGCCCCTCCCACACCCACACGCGCTTGTAGCGGGCGAGAGCGGGGAGGAGCGTGTCCACGCCCGTGTCGGCGTCTACGTCGCCGGTACAGGACCGGATGAACCAGTCGTCCGTCTTTAGGTCATAGGCGAGGGCCGCGACGTCACGCGGCTCGATTCGCATCCGCTTTAGCGTAGGCATGTATGATAGCCCGAACGGGTTCAGACGCTGGCCCATACTTCTGCGATCCCCCTTCCAGCGTCAACTGCGAGAAGTCATGCTTCTTCTCATATTCGTAAGCGTCCCGGATGCGCTCCACTATGTTGGAGTGCTTGGCGAGGGATACGAGCGCCTTCTTGCTGAGGCCCTGCAGGTCGCGGATGAGGCGCGGGTTCAAAATGGAACTGTCGCTGATCATCTTGGTCAACATCCCCATGTGCTTGTCGTACTGAGCGTCCAGGTAACCGGTGGCCAATCGTTTCTTGACGTCGGCCTTCTCGGCGAATGTGGATGCCTTTCCGAACCGGAGCGCTTCCCGTTGTAGACGGGACAGCTTCTTCAAGTCTCTACGGGAGTGGACGATGTCGCCGTAGACCTTCTGGGCGTTTCGGTAAATGCGATCTTCGAAGCCTTTCCGGACGCGAGCGTTGTAGTCGGAGACGCGCTCGCCCGTACTGAGGTGCTCGAAATCACCGAAGGCTTTGTCTATGTCACCCTGCAAGCGATCCAGTCGACGCTGTTGACGGAGGAAGTCGTCGATCCGGTAGGAACTGATGATTTCCTTCTTGGCTGTCAAGTAGTACTGGTTGCCGCGGAGGTTGAAGCGCTTGACACGGTCGATGTATGAGACGAGTTGTTTGTCGGACATGGTGCGTAGCTGGGCGTTGGTACCGACGCGAGGGTCGAACTCGCTGTTCGCGAGTTCGACACCCCTCTTGCGGTGTGTGCGCATCTTGCCCATAGCCGTCTTGCGCAGGCGTACGGCTTCGGCGAGAAGCTCATGCCGTTTCACGGGAAACCTCCACGGGCCGGGTCAGGAGCGGCTCGCAGTGGGAGAGGCGCACAGCCCCCGGGCACAGAGCGTCGAGCCAGCCGATGGACAGCCGAGTGGAACGGCTGAAGCCGATGAGGTGCAGAACACTCCACTCCTTCGGCGGGAGCGCCGCCCACTTCGCGGCGGTGTCGGTAGGGAAGAGGCCGCACAGCGTATGGGCACCGTACGACAGGTGCGAGGTGAAGACGCGCTCTTCGGCTTCGCCGTCGGTGGGGTACCCGCGGCCTTCGTCGTCCACGGTGAAACCGGTGAGAGGCGAGTGCTCGATCTCGATGTCAAGGGGTATGAGCGACAGCGGCTCGCGAGCGCCTACTGCCTCCCACGCGACTTGCGGCAGGCGGTAATAGATGCCTGGCTCCCACGGATGGACGAGGGGTGGCGATAGGATGTACGTTGACAGATCCCGGCGGCCGAGACACAGCGAGTCGGGCTGCCTGTAGGGGATGGGGCACCTCTCCCAGTAAACGGCGTCGACGAAACAAACGGCGTCATCGGACGCACCGCGGGAGACACGGATTGACGAGAGATCAGTCTTCAGCACCATTACAACCACCTGTGACCCTATTGTTCACTTTGAGAGCGGAGATGGCACGACGGACGCGTCCGATGAAGTCGGGGCGAACATTGCCGAAAGCGTAGGTGACGACGCGAGTGGGGGAGAGGTCGTAGCGGAGAGCGATGTCGGCGAGCTCTTCGACGAGGCGATCGCCATTGGCGTCACAATTGCGGGAGTAGGTTTCAGCGATATCGATGCGCCGCTGTTGGTAAGCACGGTGTACGTACTGTGCAGCCTGGTAGGCGGGACTGTCGGACATGAGTAATCCTTTCCTTTCCTTTTTCCTTTTTTCTGTTGGGCCCTTCTTTCGGGGCATGCCACCAGTATAGCATATGAAGGACGGGACATGTCAAGTCGGATTATGTGGTGAACGACACATATAATATGACTTGACTTTTATTATTTCATGGACTAGTATTAAAGCATAAGGTCGGAGAGAGAAAGGAACTGACCATGAACGTCCAGTACTACGACGAACTGAACGGCTACTACTCAGAAGAACTCGCAGAAATCCTCGAAGACTTCGAGGGGTGAGGCGGAGGGCGGGGGGACTAGCACCCCCCGCCTGCCCTAAATCGTCACGAGAAGGGCCGTAGGAGCCGCGTAGAGAGCGAGGCGGTACGGTCGCCTAGGGACGCGTCTGAGAGGCCCTGAAAATCGATCCTCGTGAATGTTGGGAGGGTAGCCTTACTTAGTGAGACAGAGTGTCTCAAAGGGGGATTGTCCTTTGTTCTTTCCCCCCGCCCCGCG